ACCGAATTCGAAATTTGGATCTCGATGTCCGAATTTTGATACCGTTTTCTTAGCAGCCTCTCGATTGAAAATACCGCGCTCCCCCGAGTGACTGTTGTAGAGTGAGAGCCATTCCTCCATGAACTTACCAACTGTAGGCGTCTCGTTATATACGGCGGAATTATTCGCAAGCGCGCGATGCGGCGCTGTGTCCCACCAAGGTCCCGCTTTTGCATGTCTAATCCTTTCATCATCTAAGTCTGATAGTGAGATCATAGCAGATCGACGTACGCCACCTACTACAACTACTTCACCAATCTTACACATAATGTCGTGGCACTCTAATGAATTGAGTTTACGACCTTTGGCATGTTTGAATGTTGCTACTACAAAATTAAATAAATCAATTAATGGATCTGGACCAGACGCCCTACCACCAAATGTTTTTAATCGAGCTCCTGCTGGGCGGATTTTTGACATGTCCCATTTTGGGATTTCACCTGCCCATAGATGAGCCAATAATAATCTTAATGCTTTTGCCCAACCTTCTTTTGAATCATGAACGGCGATGGTGTGCTCGGAATCAAATAGAGTGTCCGGCACTTCGGGCAGTTTGTTAATATTACTTGATTCGACAGAGAAACCAACTCCTGTTCCACATAACAAAATAAACATGGCCTCATCAAATGACTTAGGATCATCGACTGGAAGGTACGAACAATTATATACACAGGTGTTATCACGATCAGCGCTCTTTCCTGCCGTCATCATAGCACGCATGGACGGCATAACTTCATGGTTATAAATAGCAAATGTAATTTCTTTTTTTAATTCTTCATCATCTTTAATTGCATCTGTGCGACTAAAAATATAATCTACAAATCTTTTGGTTGTCTCTTCCCAAGTTTCACGTCTATTCTTTTCATCGATAAAACGCGCGTATCGACTCGCGGCAATGTATTCTCTATATTGATCCATTTAGTATCTTTCCAATAATTATTGCAGCATGTTTCGCTGCATCTTTTTCTGTTATTTTAAAATCGTATTTGCTAGGTGGTGTAAATATTTTGTTAGTGTCTTCGTAGCGTCCTTCCTTGATGGTGTCCATCCATACAGTTATTTGTGGCTCAAACAATGCATACATAAGTTTTGTCGGACAAACAAAATCGCATATGACATAATTTTCTTTGGATTGTTTTGCTAGATAATACATTCTAGCGGATTGTCGTAATCGACCATTATCAGAAAAGTCCCAGTCATTAAAGTCTTCCCGAACTCGATCCGCATTAAACCATTTAACAGATTTGTTATGATGTTTTAATTGCTTCATCAAAGCGCGGGCCATTGTTGTTTTGCCCGCGCCAGGAAGACCCATGACTAAGATTTTTTGCATTAGACTGCGAAGTCAGCTGCAGCAGAAGTGCCACCGCCTAATTGATCTCCGTCTTCTAACTTTTGTACGTTATTTAAACCGCACGCAATACCTTTGTTACCTGATGCATTATATGGATACATGGTGACTGAAGCACGACCATAGCAACCACTATAGAACTCTGAAGGATCAATGATCGCATTCATATTAGCATCAACAACGCCTGGTTTTTGTGCTGAGTTTGCATTGATGAAATATGAGTTAGCATATGCTGGATCATCTTTCTCTGCATCACCATCACGTAAACCGCCTTTTAAATTCTTTGGAACTGCACCGCCAAAGAATGCTGCGTTTGTGTTTGCTGCATCTTCAAAAGCTTTTTGAAATTTAGCTACAGTTTCTGTATCAGACTTTGGAATAATCAAAGATACTGAATACTTTGGTGTACCACCTTCAACTGCTGCACTTGGTTGAAACACGTGCGCATATGAAAAACGTACTTTACCTGTAACAATTTTAATTTTATTTGTTGCTGCCATACTATTTCTCCTTAACGTAAGAACTAAACTTCAATAGGGGTTAGTTCGTCTACCCTTTCTTTTACAGTATAGTTTATATTCTACACTGATAACTGCTATTATAAACATCAATATTAAACAAAGCAACGGTATTATTAAAAAACACCACATTATAATATTATTAAGCGTCATACATTATCCCATTATTTTCCATTGCTTTTTTAATCGCAAGGGAGTTGACGAAATCTTTCATATATGTTAGATCATCTAACATATCAGGATCCATCTGAACTAATAGCATAACTTCATAGACGCCATTACGCAAGTCATTTATTGCTTCCCACTGACCACTGTTTGGTAGTGAATCAAAGTCTTTTGTAAATTTGTTGACAAGGCTGTCAGGTACATCAATTAATCTACCAAAGCATTTATATTTCATCACTTAAAGTCATCCGCCGCGTTGGCTGAGTCGCGGACTAATTTAGGCTGACCCTCAGGACGTTGTACTAATTCACCTAACCACGAAACAATCTGACCTTTCGGTGCTAGTTTTTCTAACGTAGCAATTGACTTTAATTTGACAGGCTCAAAAATGGCTGTTTGATCTAAACCTTTTTCTAAGAGTACTTTAGCAGCCAATGTTTGATCGGTAATCTTTCTATGTGTCACTGAGGTAGATAATTTAAATCCAACAGGTATTTTGTTTTCATGGACTGCACGATTCAATGCAAAATCTTCCACGTCATTTACCCAAGTCTTTAAGTCTTGTGCTTTGAGTAGTACATTGTTAAGTTCGTCTTCACTTAATAATGGAGGATCTCTAAAGTCAAGTTTGGCTAATTCGGAATTATAATCTGCACGAGCCCTACAAATTGCTTTCGCTTTACACCATTGACAATGATCTCCAGCAATGAATGATCCTGAACCAGTCCAAGCAAGTCGGGCTTTTGGGGCTACAAAAAATTTAACCCAATCTAGCATTTTAGCTAATGTTGTACTATCTGTTGTTATACTATCCAAACGTGGTTGAACGATAGTGTATTTTAATTCTTTTATATTTGGAAACTCTTCTTTAAATTTAGACCAAGCGCCAATGCTATATAAACGTAATTGACTGTTATCAATCGCGTTAACTGGAATGCCTTTACCAAATTTTAAATCAATTACATGAATAGAATTTTCAGATAGTATTACGACGTCAGCTGTACCAAATCCATTGGGAGCCCATTCTGAGTAATCTACTTTTTGTTCAAATAATGGTTTATCATTATCTCCAATTTGAGATTTGACAAACATGACATAATTATCTACGTAATATTCAAATTCTTCATTATAGTATTGTGATAATTTAATAATGTCATATTCACGTTTAAATTCTTCACTGTCAATCTGGCCATAATGATGCCGTAGTTTAACTTCTGCCAATGAGTGTGCCATAGTTCCTTCGGCACTAAAGTCAAAAGTAGTTGAGCTTTTTGGAGGGTCTGGAAGAGTAGATTCTAGTTTGACACTAGGTGTACATATAAGCCATCGATGAGATGATGATGCGGATAAAAGTGCGTGTGCTGTAGACATAATATTCTTTCAATTCGTAAAAGTGTACATATACTAATGCAAAAAAATAGGCCCTTTCGGGCCTAATTATTTTTATTTATTTTGGGCAAAACTATTGCTTTAATGCTGAAATTAGGTTAGCAATTTCCTTGTTAAAATCGACTGTCACTTCAGCTTTTAGATCAATCTTTTGCTCTCTATCATTTTTGTAGTCTTCGGGGTATTGACCACGTAAAGCAATCTCTGCAACGCGTGAATTAAATGCCTTGTTTTCTATGTTGGCCAACATCATCATTTCCCAGTATGACTGACCATAAGTTGTAGCAAGATCCATAGTCTCTGCAAAGAATGGATCTTCTTTCTTTAATTTTAATGCAGTAGTTTTACTGATACCAATAGCAGCATACATCGATTTTTGAGATGCACCTTGCTTGCCTAAATCAACAATGATTTTGGCGTGGTCTTCTGTAAACTTAAATTTTTTTGTGGTAGGTTGTGCCATTCTTTATTCTTTCAATGACTGCTTGTTTTTTCTTTTCAGATAAATTGTACCACTCGACAATTTCGTCAACGTGGCGTTTGCATCCTACGCAATACTCTTTATCTAAACGGCAAACACCTTTGCAAGGGCTAAGAGTAGACATAGGTTGTCCTATATCTACTAATGCACAAATTACTCTGTTTTCGCCCCATTGTCGGTCTTAACTGACATGCGCTCAATCTCGGCTTTACGAGCACGCATCTCAGC